AAAGCAGTATCTAAAAATGCTTCATTAGCGATCATATTTAAATAATATGCATTATAATGAGTATTATAAGCAAGTAAATCTATTAAAATACTTAACGCAGAACCTTCAAAATTATAGTCTGAAAATTCCGATTGCTGATTTAAAAATTCTTTTAAATTTGCTTTGATTACATCAAAATCTAAATCTGTTACTTTGAGTCTTGAAACCATTTATCGAACTCTTTCAAGAAAGAAGGTTATTGTTATTGGTGTTAGTAAGTTTATGGGCTTAAATGTTAAAGTTACTTGAAATCCATTCTCTTCATATTTAGGAATAACTTTAACTTCAATAATTTCTGCCCTAGGCTCAAAATTTGTTAAAACGTTTGTTATTTCAACTTCAAGTGTTCTGGCTACAATTGCGTCCAAGGGTTCAAATAAAAGTTTTCTTATATTTGAACCTAAGTAAGGTTGAAATGGTCTTTCATAATGATTGGTTAACAATAAATTTTTTACAGAATTTATTATAGCATTTTCGCCAATCACCTTATTAATGTCTTTTTTAATAGGATGAATGGTAAAATTCATATCCAAATCTTTATAAGCTCTTAGCTCATTGGATGCTAGTGTATTGCTTGCCATTTAGTTATTTATAATAGTTTTTTTAGTTTATCTGTGCCTATTAAATCTCTTAGAAGAACTATTTCTACTGGAGAATCTACTGAAGTCAATGATAATAATTTATTAAATTCTTCTAAAGTTGTAACGCTCTTATTAAAATAATTTCTGTCATGAAGTCTTCTAGTTTCAACAAGACTAGAAATGGTATTAATAGATTCTGTTAATTCTCTTGAATCTCTAGGAGTAAAAAGTAAAATTCCTATTCCTAAACCGGTATTGGCAGTATAGTAATTTGAATTTGACCATTGTTCAGGATCGATAGGATACCCTTTCTCTCCAGTTAAATTATTTAAATTATTTAGATATGTGACCATATCATCTTTGATAAAAAGGCTAGTAAAAGATCCTAAAATTGGAGAAAAATCATCAACGCCATCAATAGAATTGGCGTAATATGCTATGGTAGTTCCAGTTGAAATAGCAGTTTGATAATCTGGTTCCTCTGAGTCTGATATGGTAACTCCTGATAATCTATCAGTATGAGATTTAAATTGTGTTAATGATGCTATTAGTGTATTTGATGATGACATTAAAACTCTTAAAGTATTAGCATCAGCCTTTTCATCTGGAATAGGAACACCATCGATTTTTGTTGGTGGAGAAAATACACTACCTGTTGTATAAGTTGGCGTGTTTGCTATTATAACTTCAGAAATGACATTTCTAATTTTGATTATTTTGTTTTTTAATTCAGCAATAGTTTCATCTAAAGGATTTTGATAATAACCAGAAAAATCGCTGCTTATTATTAACTCTTTTTCCCAAGGTTTAAAACTGTAAGGATTCGATCTATAAAATTCTTTTGATAGTTCATTTACAGTGAGAGCTTTTCCAAATTTTTCTTTTGTAAAATTGAATCCCAATTTATCCATAAAACTGGGTCCTTGATATACATCGGGTAATTCGCCTCCAGCAGTTAATCCTGTTATGACAATTTCATCTCCTGATGAAGCTGGTGATGTTAATTCAACAAATAATCCGCTAGTAATTATAACATCTAAACCGGGAGTTAATTTTATTCCATTTCTATATACATCTATGCCATCGGGTGTATATTCTCTGCTTGTCTCAAATGATGTTTGCCCTTCAGAAGCAATGAAAAAATCAGTAAATGTGGCCATATTATCATCCTATAAGAATTTTTGGAAATCCAGTTTGTACAATAGTCGTACCAGCGCCTGGGTGTATAGCTTTCTTCTTTATGGTTATAGCGGGAATACCATTAAATAAAACATTTTTCACGCCTTCTATCACAATATCTGGGGCTATGGGCTTCTTCTTTCCAGGTGGTGGATGTTTTTTGGTTTTTGAACCTATTTTCAAAGCCGGTTTTCCATTTAAGAGAATATTTTTATGACAGGGGGAACCAAATGGTAAACCATGTTTAGAAATAGATATTTTTACTGCGGCGGCTGCCAACATTTTTGTTTTCCTTTCTATACACGAACACTAGCAACTAAAGATGATGTTCCATAATCATTCGTATCCGATTGCCTAGTGGTAGATGATGAGGTTGATTCAATTAAATTTAAAAATGTTATGGGAGAATTTTGCATTTCATCTTGAACGGCATTCATATAATATGAGTTCATATAATTTTGAAGATTTAAGGTTATTTCAGAATTATTCATTCCGCTTGCTTTTCCATCTTTAACTATGCTCACCATTGAATATTTTAAATCATAATCGGTAGACAATGTTTCAGATACTCTATCTAAAACTGATGATACTCCTCCAACATTTGGCATAGATTCAAAAACTGATTGTTTTGCGTCACTTAAAAATGAACCAAATATCGGTTCTATAGAACTGATAACATCATTTGTTGATACAAAATTTGAAGTCAGTGCGCTTTGAATATCATTAAAATTTTGTCCCATAGAACTGGTACTTAAGAAATCATTTACAGCAAATGACGCTTCTTTTAAACCATCAAGAAAACCACCAGAACCTTGACTAAAAATATCAGCGGCGCCTCCTAAACTAGAAAGTGCGCCAAGAGGATCATTTACTAATGATAACCCCGTTTGATATAATCCTTTTGCTACATTAAATCCCTCTTTTAAAGCATCAAAACTAAATCCTCCTCCAATTCCGTTATTTCCAAAAGATACGCCATCAAAGAATTGTGAAAATGTATCCCCCAACCCTTCAGTTAAGTTTCCCATAACATCTGAGAATACAGGAGAATCTAATATAGTTCCTAAAGGATTACTAATTGCATCTTTAACTGTTCCCACAACATCCAGTAAACTTCCTGAACTAAATGCGTCGGTCAAAGACGAAAATGCTCCAGATAAATCTCCAAAAGAAGTTATATTACTAAAAGTGTCTCCCAGTCCGGTAGTTAATTCACCTAATATTCCTCCTTGACTTAAGGTATCAGATAGTCCTCCAAAAAAATCAGAACCAGAAAACCCCGATAGACTTGAGAGCCCTTCTGTTAATCCACTAGTAAATCCTCCTAAAGATTGAAATGTACTAGAAAAAAATGAGCCGGCAGTTTCAGAAATTGCTCCAGCTGCCGCATCGCCCACTTTGTCAAGTAGAGATTTATCCATAGCCGCCAGAGCATTATCTCCAGCCGCACCCATTCCTCCTCCGCCACCATTTCCTATTAAAACTTTTGGTGCTGTTAAAGAAGCAACTGCTTTTGATTCTAAGGATAATTTTCCTTTAGAAGAAAAAGAACCAGAGCCCTGCTTGGCAGAAAGGCTCAAATCGCCTTTGGCACTTGCAGTAATATTTTTTTTTGCTGAAATACCAACATCTTCACCGGCAGACATACTGGCTGATTTTCCAGCCGACATGCCTATTGCTTCTTTAGCTGAAAGATTAAAGTTTTTGCAACTTATAGTAAAATCACCATCTACTTGATAGTTTGCATTTCCTTTAACAATTACAGTTAAATTTTCTCCTACATATAAGGTGCTACCCGCCCTAACTGTTTCGCTTTTTTTGGCTTCTATTTTTTCAGTGACAGAGCCATCTGCTGCATATTCTAAATAGGAGCCCGCTCTATGGTATAATTGTATTCTTTCATCTTTTGGCGTATCATCCATTTCAAAAAGGTGGCCAGATTCAGATTCGTATACATTGTTGTAAGGATAAACAGTTTTAGGTTTTTTTGGAGATTCTGGAGAGCCTTGAATTATTTTATCCATTTTTTGCTTGAATTGAGATTTATCCATACTCTCATTTCTAGCTACTCTGGGTGTCGTGGGTTCGTCAATGGCTCTAGGATATTTTGTTGCAGTTTCACCAAAAACTGTAGGCTTAACTGGTGCGTTATTCAATTGATCGGCCGTTCTAGGATCATTGAAGCCTAAAGTTTCGTTTGCTTTGTTTACTGGTATTCCAGATAAAACGCCAACCATAATTGGAAACTGGGCATCTTCTCCATCCATAAAGAAACCGGTTACGGTTTCTCCTTCTCTAGGAGCATAAGGATTTGGATTATTTAATGGGAGAATTGGATGAGCCCAAGGCAAATCTTCTGTTTTTAGAATTTGTTTATTTTCTGAGTGATGCCCAAAAATTCGAACTTGGCATCTTCCCAATTTTAGTGGGTCTATTCTGTTTTCAACTACTCCGACCCACCAAACTGAATTAATCATAATTCATTCTCCATCAATTTCTGAATCTGAAGCTATTTCTATTATTGTGTCATGTTGTGTTGGGCGAATTATATGACGCACGGCTAATATCATATGATTGCCTGAAAATGATGGATCTAAAGGTTCATCTTCATTGATCGAACCTCTTTTGGGATATTTCAAATTAACAATCATACCCACTGTTAATCCAAAATTTCCTGGCAACATCATTTTCATTTTTTTTGTTCCTAAAAATGACATAATTGATGATCTATGTGCCAATGCATATTCTGGTAAATGTAATTTCATATTAGAATAATTTTTTTTAGCATAATTGCTTAAAGAG